CAATAAAGGCGATAAGCAATGGACTTTAAAACCGCCACAATAGCCATGCGCAAGTATTTTAGCGATAACTTTACGGGCTGTCAGATTGCTATCCCTGACCAAGCAAAGGAATACACGACATCATGGTGTCGATTCAACATTCTTCATAGCACAGGCTATCAGGCGAGCATGGGAAGCCCAACGGCGAACCGATTTGAGCGTCAAGGCATAATCACCATCCAGATATTCATTCCACAGGGCGACAACACAGTAACCGCAACCGATTTTGCAACCACAATCTTGAAACTTTATGAAGGTGTTGAAAATTCAGGGGTCTTATACTACAATGCTTATGCTAAGGAAGTCGGCAACGATGGGCGAGGCTGGTATCAAATAAATGTCCTGACAGAATTTAAGTATAGCGAAATCACATAGGAGATTTAAATCATGGCTGACTCGTCCCAAACCCGCGTGGCAATTATTCCCGAAGTAACATTCGGCACAACCCCCGCGACCCCTGTATTTGTTAATCAGCGTTTTGTTTCTGAAAGTTTAAACGCCAACATCGAAACGGTTGTATCAAACGAAATTCGCCCAGATAGAAACGTGGCTGATATTATTCAAGTCGCGCAATCTGCAAGCGGTGGCCTTGATTTTGAATTGTCTTACGGTTCATTTGATACAATTCTTGAGGGTCTATTCTTTTCCACTTGGTCAAGCAACGTCTTGAAGAATGGCGTTACTGCAAAATCATTCACCATTGAAAAAACATTCGAAACAGGCGCAACAGACCAATTCCACCGCTTCACTGGCGCAATGGTAAACTCTATGACCTTGAACATGGCGACCTCTGCCATTGTGACTGGTTCTTTTGATTTTCTTGCCGCTGGGTTCTCGGCTGGAACCTCTATTATATCGGGTGCAACTTACACGGGCGCGAATACCAACGATGTTATCAACGCGGCTGCTAGCTTTGCTTCCTTGGCGATTACAGGGGTGACAAGCCCACAATTGACCGCCCTTGACCTGACTATCACCAACAACCTTTCACTGCAACAGGTGCTCGGCTCTCTCAATTCCAGAGGGGTAACTTCTGGGCGTTGTCAGGTAACGGGAAATATGACCGTTTATTTTGAGAATGCTGAAATTTACGCTCTGTTTTTGGCAGCGTCATCCACTGATTTGACATTCAAACTTGGCGGTTCATCTTCTAAAAATTATGTGTTTGTAATCCCAAAAATCAAATTCAACTCTGCTACGGTTGTGGCAGGCGGTAATGACCAACCATTGCTGGTGCAGCTTGCTTTCACTGGCTTGTATGGCGCATCCGATGCTGCCTCTATCAAGGTGACACGCACAGCATAACGAATCCCTTCGGGGTGGGTTGGGGGAAGGTTTCTGTCGGGACTTCCCCCTTCTTTTTTTAAAGCCCGACAAACCCGATGGAGAATAAAATGGATTTACTCGAAACTTGCACGATTGACTATGGAACATACAAGGCGGTCATTAAGCCTTTAATTCATTCCAAGAAATTTCAAACCAAGGTCGGCCTGATTAACACCAAGTACGCTCGCCGCGAAAAGATGATTGAGGACGGCAAGGTTTCAAAGGAATTTGCTGATAAAGTTGAATCTGATAAGGCGAATGACATTGCCGACCTTTACTTTTCGGACATCATCGTTTCAATCCATGATGATAAAAACAAGCCAGTTAAGGATTTGAAAGCATTCATCAAAGACACAGAAAACGTCTTGATGATGGGCGATATTATTGACCAAGCCTTAATCGAGAGCAATTTCATAAAAGAGCAAGAGGAAACGGAACAAAAAAACTCCGTGAAGTCCTAGCATTTTATTTGGAATGGGGCGACCATTTGGAAACCCTGCCCCCCGATAATGAGGTCATCCAAAATCGCCCCATCCTTATGAATGGCTTGGACTTATATTTCACCGCATTTTCCGATTTGCAGTCTGAATGTGCAATCGGCATGGAAAAAGGCAAAATTCCATGGTATTCTATCGTTCGATGGTGTAATTTTTACGGCATCGTCTGCCCCGACACGATAGACAGATTTGTTTCGTACATTCGCGCCATGGAAAGTGAGCAATCGCGTTTTGTGGATAAGAAAAAAGACAAGGGCAATAAAGCATGACCGCTGATTCAACAATTTTAGTAGAGATTAAATCAGACGGCGCAGGCGCAAAGGTCATTAAGCGCGACCTTGATGATATTGCCAAAAAATCAGATGGCGCAAAAAAATCTGCCTTAGACTTTGGGTCTGCTTTTAACGGTGTTCTTGCTGGATTGTCCGCACGCGCCTTTATGACGATTGTTGATAGCCTTGCAATGGTTCAAGGGCGTTTGCAGAACGCTACAAAATCCGCAGGGGAAGCAAGCCAAGCGTTTGATGGATTAAGGCAATCTGCAAGCAGTACAGGGGCAGGGATGGAGACGCTCGTCTCTGTTTTTCAAAGGCTGTCTTTTGCCCGAGATGAAATAGGGGCAACCATTGATGAAATGGTTCGTTTTACTGATATTGTTTCAAAACTTGGTGTTGTTTCTGGGGCAAGCACCACGGGAATGCAAGCTGGTCTTATGCAGTTAGGGCAAGCTCTATCCGCTGGCATTGTAAGGGCTGAAGAATGGAACTCGATCATGGAAAATATTCCAGCGGTTGGTAAGGCGATTGCAGACCAATTCGGCGTGACTACAGGGCTACTTCGTAACCTTGTGATTAACGGCCTTGTCCCTTCAGAGGATGCCTTCAGGGCTATTCTCTTGGCGCAACAGGATGTGGAAAAGCAATTCGCGAATATGCCAATAACAATCGGGCGGTCATTGTCTGTTTTACAAAGCGAATTTGAATTATTTGTCGGGCAAACGAATGAAGCCTCTGGGGTTTCTGTTGCTTTTATTGCAATTATCGATGGATTAAGAATTGCTCTTAACGGGCTGGCCTATGGTTTAGAGCGTGTTGTTCTGGGATTCTCTGGATTATCCGCCGCAATCCGCGCCCCATTTGATAGCACTGTGACAATAAAAGATGTCATAAAAGAATATGATGCGGCGATTGCAAAACTGGATGCAAAATTTAAAACCCCTCAAAACACAGTCTTTGACCGAACTTTTGGAAGTGGAGCAGATTCCGCGAAAAGCAACATAAAAGACACTGGAAAAGAAGTTGAGGCGTTGCGGGCAAAATATGCTGAAATGGTTAATACAACCACCAAAACCGATGTTACAAAATCGCCAAAAGCCTTAAAGAAAACCCTTGATGAGGCTACAAAATCAAGCGACACACTCGCCAAAAGCCTTGATGATGGTGTCGGGAAAGCGGTAGATGATTTAACCAACAAAATTGACCGCGACTTTGCGGACGCTTTCAAATCGGCATTCACAAATTCAGACGGTGGATTTAAAAAACTCCTAGAAGGTTGGAAGGCCGCTTTTAAAAACTTTATCGCAGAAATTGCATATCAAGCCCTTGCCCGTCCTGTCATCATGTCAATCGTTGGAAGTGTCGCTGGTTCTGGGTCTGCAAGCGCATCATCGGTTGGAAGTTTAATCAGTGGGGGGTCTGGTGCATCTTCAAGCGGCGGCATCGGAGGGTTATCCAGTCTATCAAACCTTGGAAGCCTATTCTCTGGTGGGTTAAACACACCAATATTCAGCGCGGGTTCTATGATTGGAAGCGGGATAAATTCAATCGGCGCAAGCCTTGGACTGAACAATTCATCGTTTATCGGACCGATGATGCCCGGAACTTCAAACCTTGCTTCTTCGTTCACACCTGCCTCTGGTCTGGCTGGGTTTGCTGGTAATTTCGGGGCAAATATGCTGCTTGGAAATCGCGGCGTTGGCGCGAACGTGGGGGGAACTATTGGTGGAATTGCTGGTTCTTATTTTGGCCCGATTGGTTCAGCAATTGGCTCCTTCCTTGGAAATGCGATTGGTGGATTGTTTGGCGGAGGCGGAAAGCCAAGCGATAAATCGCAAGGTTCGATTTTAAATCTTGGTGATTTGACGAAAAAAAACTACGGGATGACAGGTGATAAGTATTCAGCAGAAAACCGAAAATATGTTGATAGTTTAACCTCGAACGCCATATCACTTGCGGAAACTTTAAAAAAATACGGGGCAACTCTTTCGGGTGGAATTAACATTCTCGCTGGCAACAGAGATGGTTTGCGACTTGGTGTAAATGGAAAGACAACAAATTATGGGACAAACACAAAAGCTTTTCAACAAGCGATTGTAGATGCTGTTATAAGCAAGGTGACCGATGCCCCCGATGATTTGAAAGCTCTTCTCGAAAAAACAAAAGGATTCAGCTCGGAAAAACTTGCAGAGGCTTTCGGTGTTTATGAACTTGTGAAATCCTTTGAAGATGCTGGTGAGGTTGTAAAACCGTTAGAGGTCGCTTTGAAGGCTTTGGACGAACAATTCAACTCTTTAAAGGTAAGCGCGGCGGGGCTAGGCCTTTCCACGGACAAAATAACAGAGAGCTACGAAAAGCAAAGAACGGGCTTAATCCAAAGCGTCCTTTCCCCGTTGCAAGATTTCCTTGATAGCCAAGCCTTGAGCGGTTCGAGCAGCTTAAATCCTGCGCAGCGATTGTCTTTGGCAAGGTCGGAATTTGACACCAACCTATCAGCTATTAAAGGCGGGGATTTTGCAAATATTGACAATATCACGAACCAAGCATCAACACTTTTGAGTATAGGGCGCGATATATTTGCAAGCGGTGAATCTTTCGCTGCGTTGGAAAGTTATGTGAGGCAGTCTATATCTGGTGTTGCGGGTGATTTAGGCGCACCAAACGGTCTGAACGATAGTGTTGCGAGGGAAATATCTTTGGCAAGCGCACAGCAGATTTCCATCCAGTCCCAAATGCTTATCGAGCTTCAGGAAACCCGCGCAGAAAATACAAAACTTCGCAAAACTCTTGAAAGACTTACAAATCAGGTGGTTATTCAGGCATGACATATCCAATAGCACAGTACGCAATCGGGCAATGGGGGATTGATTTATCAACCCCTGATTATTTTTCTGAATTGTTGAAACGCGCTTCATTTGAGATTATTTATTTAATCGAATTTGAGCCATACGACACATCAACTGCTTTTTCTGCTGTTGGCAATCCGCCTGTTTCAGTTAATGCAATCGGTGCATGGGGATTTGATTATTTCGGCGGCATAAGGCAGATTTATTTTTCTGATAAAGGCTATATCACAAACGCAAGTGACACCCCCGCACACA